ATTATTGAAATAGCTGGTGGGCGATGGCAGATTTGAACTGCCGACTTCCACCGTGTGAAGGTACCTAAAGGTGCCAAATTACACGGGAGCCTATGTTGTAGGAGGTCACTTGCCCCCGCTTGACCCTTTAGTTCACCATAGAAAGGTGAACTAAAGGTGAACAGGCGAACCAGTTGTTTCATGTCTGAAAAGACAGGGGGTCAACCGGATGGGCTGGGCAGGTAAACACCTCACTAGAGACATGCGCGAGCGTATTGCGCGGTCTCTTTTTGAAGTTTCTAGCGAAGATGGGAATTGGTTGAATGGAAAGTGTCCACTCCATCAAGATGAGAATCCATCTTTTGGCTACAATGTAGAGGACGATGTCTTTAAGTGTTTGGCCGGATGCACCGAGTCTGGTGACCTGGTAAAGCTGCATTCTCTTTTGAACGGTTTTGACGATGCCCAAGGGTTCAAGTCTTTTAAAGAGCAGTATGCTGATAATGCACTGACCTCTCCTCATCAGCAGCCGACAAGAAAGCCAAAGCGCGAAGCACCAGTTATAGATGAAGGCATCTGGCAGAATATGCCGATCCTGACTCCAGACTGGTTCCAAATATTCAAGGATGTTCGAGGGTGGAGCGAGGAGACTATCAAGCGCCTCGATATCCGTATCCAGAATGTCTACCAGGATGCCAAGACAGGGGCCATAGTCCCTATCCGTAAATCTCAGCGTGTGGCAATCCCTATCCGTGACATGGCAGGGAAGCTTCGCAATATTCGGCTGTATCGCCGCCCTGATGCTCAGAACCTCAAGAATAAAATCGTTTCTTGGGGAAAGAGTTATGGGCAGGCGAGGATTTTCCCCCAAATCAATCTCATTGGCAAAGAAGGTCCGGTGCTCCTCACTGAGGGAGAACCAGATGCGATATGTGCAATGTCCCATGGTTTCAATGCTGCCACGGTGACGGCAAACAATGTCAAAAACTGGCCGGATGGTTTTCTCACACCATTCAGAAATAGGGATGTCATAGTTTGTTATGATGCGGATTTGGCTGGTGTAAACCATGGGCAGGATGCCGTAAAAAATTTGCTCAAGGTGGCTAAGTCTGTACGGGTGCTGGAATGGCCCGACTACATGGGAAAGACTCCTGAAGGTTTTTGGCCGGAGTCCCATGGTGAGGATCTGACAGATTTCTTCATGAAGCATGGCAAGACAGCCAAAGATTTACAGGAGCTGTTCGCAACGGCCAAGGTTATGGAGAAGCCTAAAGAGGAGAAGGCTTCACCTGGCCCCAGTCTTTTTTGGGAGTTGTCGGCTGACGGCAAACGCCGGTCTTTCAAGCCTCGTTTGTTGGCAGAGCAACTTCTTTCGGACAGGCCTTTGCTTTTTGAAAGTGAGACTGGCCAGTTGTTTTGCTGGAATGGTCAGTATTGGGAGCTTTTTAGCGATGGGCATTTGAAGCGCATGGCAATCCAATATCTCGGAAATGAATCGTTGCAGAGTAGAGTGAACGACGCGGCTTTTCAGGCCAAAATCCTTTCCATTATTCCTCATGGGCGCTCTCTGAACGATAAAAAGGATTGGGTGTGTGTAAAGAATGGCATGCTCAACCTTGTGACTGCAGAGCTGAAGCCGCATGAGCGAGATTATTTCGCTTCGGTTCAACTTGGGGTTGATTACAAGCCAGAGTCCGAGCTGAAGTGTGAGAAGTGGCTCAAATACCTCAAAATGACAGTTCAGACTCCAGAAGTAATTGCGCAGCTACAGGAGTTTGCCGGTTATTGTCTTACGCGTGATGTCAGGTATGCCAAGTGCCTGATGCTGCACGGTCCTGGTGAGGACGGAAAGTCTGTTTTTCTCAAGATACTGAAGGCGCTGGTGGGTGAGGATAACACCTCCGCAGTCCAGTTTAAGGATCTTGAGGACCAGTTCCAGCGTGTCGCTATCTATAATAAAATGCTCAATATCTCGACTGAAGTCGGCTCTGAGGCGCTCCAGAGTGCTATGTTTAAAGCTATTGTCTCAGGTGATCCTATCCAGGCATCTTTCAAGCACCGAGACGCATTCATGTTTTCTCCCTTCGTCAAGTTGGCTTTTGCAACCAACAAGTTGCCAAGAGTTCTCGATAATTCTCACGGGTTTTTCCGGAGGATTCTGTTGGTCGAGTTCAAGCGACAGTTCCTGGAAGGGGATCCGGATCGTAACGAGAATCTTGAAGATGAGTTGATGGAGGAACTCTCAGAAATATTTCTTTGGGCATTGGCAGGACTGGCTCGACTTCGGAAGCAGGGCCGCTTTACCAGCTGCAAGGAATCCGTCGATAACCTCGATCGCTTTATGCTAGCCAATAATCCGGTGAAATTTTTTGTACATCAGGAGTGCAAACTTGGTGAGGAGGAGACTATCGGCAAGCATAAGTTGTTCAAAGAGTATGTAGAGTTTTGTAAAGAAGGCAAATTCAAGCCATTGAATGAGTCTAACTTCCATAGGGAGCTTAGAGGCGTTGTAAACTTGAAAGAGTATCGCCCCACACATGGAGGCAGAAAACGCCGCTACAGAGGCATAGATGTCGATAAGGACGGTATGTGATGATGTTTCGCAACCCCCTTGCCCCCATCTTTTGTCTTGGTTCCCTCCAGCGTCCCCCGTGCCCCCTTTTTGGCCGGGCTGCTCGACACACCTTAAACTCGGTCCAAGGTCATCAGGAAACCCCCATTAAAAGTGGGGATTGTCCCTGTGTTGTCCAGTCGGTGTCCGGGCAAAATAAGGTTGGTTGGACGGTGGTAAGCCGCACAGTTAAGCCAACCGTCCAACCAGTCCAGTCAGTCCAACCGATTCCGTTCATACATGCGGGCGCGGGTGTGCGTGTGTATACGCGCGCATACGCAAGACAGTATGTTGGTGGTTTGGTTTTATTAAAAACAGTTGGACTCCTTGGACGGTTCTTTAGTTTTTGCGGGGTTTCGCTTGGACAAGCCCCTTGGACCATGGTGGACCGGTTGGACTTGGAGGTAGCATGACAGGCTTTGATGGTTTGTTGGAAAAATACGGGCAGGTTGAGCAAGAGGTTCTTGTAGAGACTCACGACGAAATGCCTAGTGATGAACTTGAACAACGACATGATCGGTTGGTCCAGTTGCTTAATTCTAACTACAGGTTTGTTCGTCCGACTATTATCAACGCAGGTCGTTACACAGGTCAGGGGTATGGACTTGAGGTTAGAGACCACAAGTGGTGTGCGATTAACCAAGAAACATTTCAAGAGATGCATGACTTGTTTTGGTCAGAGGTTGGGGATTTGTTCATGATGCGACATGGTCATGAGCTTGGCTCTATTGACCCCCTTGAGAACTACGTGCCTGAAGAGATGTGGAGTCGATTTGAAAATCATGGGTCCTCCCTCAACAATGCGAGCGAAGCGGGTCGCTAAGCAGCGCATGTTTCGGACATGTAAAGTCCCGTGAATTAAGTGAAAAAGTGAAAAACGAATGACGCCTGAATCATGCGTGTCGAATGTAGCACGACCAAGTAGGGCGTGGCACGGTGAGAAGTCAGAACCAAGCACACATTGGAGTGCGCGATATGAGTAAAAGCAAAAAGAAAACCGAGCGGATTTTTGAGAATCTGAATCAAGTCTATCGCTACTTGCAGGATGAGTCTGGTTTCCAGGTGTCCTACAACACGGTTAAAAATGCTTATCAGAAAAAGCCGAGAAGACTGAGTGGACGGCGTGGTGGTGGATTCAGCCAAACCGCTGTTGATTCGTATGCTCAGAAATACCTCATGCCGAAGATTGATCCATCGGCGTCAGCAGATGCACCGCCAGTAGCAGAAGTTACCGGCGATCTGGCAGCTGATGACAAGCGAGAGTCGGCTCGTCTCAAACGAATCAGGGCTGAAAAGGAAGAATTTCAGTTCGCTCGCGAACGGGGAAAGTACATGGAGACATCTGTGTTTGAGGCTGAGCTGGGTAAGAGGGCGAAGGCATTCAAGCTCGGCCTCGATGATTTTCCTCAGAAACATGGGGAGAGAGTTGCCGCGACCTTTGGTGCAGATAAGGATCTGGCTGCAGAGCTATTACGCGAGCTTGATTGTCCAACCGATAAAATCCCCATCGTTATTGATTTCATTTTGTCTCGGGTTCCCGACTATCGAAGATTCTGGCTAACCGTAGTTGAGGATTTTCTAGCCCCTTATGCAACCGGGCATTTTTTCACTGAGGAAATGGCAAAGAAATGGGAAAAATACGAGGAGTATACACATGACAACTCTACCCCCACCAATTAACTTTTTCCCTTCAGAAATTGCTGTTTTTGAGCGACCTGAACGTGTGTCAACTTATGATTGGTGTCGAAAAAACCTTCGAGTTGTCGAGGGCCCATACGAAGGCCAGCTATGGAGTCCAGATGTTGCTCCATACGCAAAGCACATCATGGATACCTATGATATGCCGCACGTCAGGGAAATATATTTACTCGGTCCCAGCCAGACAACGAAGACAACAATAGCTTACGCTTGCCTTCTTGCCAGTCAGGTTCGCAAACCGAAAAATACCGGCATCGGCATGCCTGATGAGAAAAGCTGCATGAAGGTGTTTGATAAGAAGCTCCACAAATATTTTCGTAAGAACAAGGTTCTCAGAAAAAAACTGGCATCAGTTCGGGAACCACTACAGACAACAGAGATCAAATTGAATGGTGGAGCCATTCAGGGCATGTGGTCTGGTTCAGAGGCTTCCGAGCGTTCTATCACTATGGAGGAAGTTGTTTCAGATGAACCGGATACCTATCAGAAGAAGCAGTCGCTTGCCTCACAAAGAGAGCGCCTCAGAACCTTTGAGCGGATAGGCACCTCAAAATATATTTGCGTTGGCAAAATCCAAGGGACGGAAGAAGATTCCATTTCCTGGAAAGCCTCTACAACCCGTGGCCAAGTATGGCTTCGATATCATGCACGCTGTCCAATTTGTGGTCATGTCCATGCCATGGATGATCGAAACATTAAGGCCGTGAATGGGTCAAAAGACTCCAAAGAAATTCGACGTCTTGAGTTGGCACGATACTATTGCCCGGAATGCCAAAATCCATGGTCCGATACCCTGCGCGATATGGCTATCAAGAGGGGCATCTGGAAACCAGGAATCATGGATGGGGGCAAGTGGAAGCCGGTCGAGGGGGTAGTCAAGCCGACTATTGTGGTGTTCCAGATTCGGTCTTGGGAATCCACTCTTGTTTCTCTCTCCACGGTTCTGGCTGATTGGTTTGAGGCGCAGGGTGATCCAACCCTTTTGCAGAACTATGACAACGATCACAAGGCAACCCCATACAGGGTTATAACCCGTGAGACTTCCACGAGCCGAGTCCGACAACTCATCACGGAACACCCCCCTGGTGTAGCTCCATCATGGACATGGGCTGTGACCCTTGCCGCGGACAACCAGCTTGGCGGCCTGCCATATGTGGTCCGTGCGTGGGGTAAGGATCGTAGCAGCATGTTGCTTCAGCAGGGGTGGGTTAACTCCTTTCAGGAATTGGAGCATATCCTTGATCATACTTGGCCGGTAGAGGGGTCGGATGGTGTGCTTGCTCCTGTGTGGCGGGCTTGCGTGGATATCGGCGGTACGAAGACGGAAGAGGAGCGCGACAAGGGCGAGATGGGCTTGAGCATGACCGAGGAGGCCAAAGAGTGGGTCCAGGAAAATTTCTGGCGTGGAAATGTCTTTGGGGTGAAGGGCTCGGCTCGACCAATGGCGATGAACGTCAAGGTTTCGACCGTTGGAGCGGCCCCGGGCATCAAGCGCCAGCATCAGCAGGCTGCAGGCAAGATGAGTATTTACATGGTGGACCCGAAGCGATTGAAGGACGTTGTCCATATGCGGCTCAATCACAAGGGACGTATGCCAATGTGGATGCATGCCGAGGTTGATGAATTCGGAAATCCCCGACCCGGTATGTTGAACGACTATATCAAGCAGCTAACGGCAGAGCGTTTAGTGAAAAAGGATGGCAAGGAGTTTTGGGATGCTGGCCGCAGGGCAAACCACTTTTTCGACTGCGAGTATTACAGCGCAGCTATGGTGGATCCTTTTTGGACGCCAAGTTTCCATATGTTGACTGAACCATATTTGATTTTCCCTCAGGTTGAGAATGAAACAGCAGGGGCCAAGCGAAAGAAGAAAGGTAAAGGAGGCGCGTGGTGGTAGCCAAGTCAAAGGATATTTTGAACGGTATGAATGAGATTTGTGCTTATGTTGGCTGGTCTGCACCGACTGTTTTGAAGTGGATTAGGCATTCAGGCTTTCCCGCTCGACAAGACGGTCCAAATGGTACTTGGCGCAGTTCAAAGAGGCTCGCTGATGAATGGAATGAGAAAAGAATCAGTGGAACCTCACGAACTGGCACCTAACTGACAACAAATACAGGGGTTCGCTATGCGAAGGCGTACCCCTGTCAAGCGAAATCTGTAGCAAATATCCGAAAATATCCGAAAATATCCAAAAATATCCAAAAATATCCAAAACCATGAAAAAACCGGGGTTACGCTCACCTAAACCAAGGTGAGATTTCCGTGAGCTTCATATCCTGGCAAAGCGAAAAAACAAAACTCGAAAACGCACTGGCGTCGTCTGATCTTTCGATTCAGTCCTACGGCGCTGATGGCGACACGGTCACGTTCCGCACACTGGCAGAACTTCGTGCCCATTATAACTGGGTGTGCATGAAGGCTGGAGTCGAATCCGGCACTGTTTACGGGCGTACCGTCGGGGGGATGCGATGAGCATCACCTCATATCTTCGCAAAAAATGGAACCAGATTCCGTTTGTCCGTAGCAGTCATGCGGCGAATCGTGTTCGTTACGCCGCTGCCCAGTTGAATCACATGACAGGTGGCTGGCTTCCTGCCGGGACGAATGTCAATGAGTTGATCAACCAGGCTTCTCCTCTGGTGCGCAACAGGGCGCGTCAACTCGTTCGTGATTTTCCACCTTTTGCCAAAGCAACCAACGCATTGGTCCGTTTCATCATTGGTGAGGGAATTCAATTTCAGTCTCGCGTTATCGATGGTGATGGTAACCCGGATGTCAAATCCCGCACTGCTATCGAGGATGCCTTGAAGCGGTTTGCTGATGAGTGTGACGTGTCCGGTTCTCCGGCTCTGCGCATGAATCTGAACGAAATCCAGCAGCTCGCCAAACGCAGTGAAATAGAAGGTGGTGAAAAGCTTGTCCTTCGCCGTCCTCACTACGACCAACGGAACAAGTTTCTGCCCTGGGGTCTGCAGGTCATCGAGACAGATCGTCTTACTGATCATGGTGCTCGTTGTCTCAAGACAAACGCCTTGTCCAACGGCGTTGAGTACGATCCGAGAAATGGCAGGATCGTTGCCGTCCATGTTGGGGATGAAGGAATGGGGGCTAAAAAACCAGCTCGGGTTCTCGCTGAAAATATCCACTACGGATTTGACCGGCAGCGTGCCGGGCAGCTTCGCGGAATGACGCTTTTTGCTCCGGCTCTAATTCTTGCCAATAATCTGGCAACTGCTCTTGAAGCCAAAATGGACCGTTTCAAGCTCCTCTCCAAGTGGATGGCCTTCGTGACTACTCCTGATGTTGCCGGTTTTCAGGGGCAGCGTGCAGGAAGTCAGCAAACGCAATCTGGCAAGCCGATTGAAGAACTGGAAAACGGCATTATCGAATATTTGCGGCCTGGGGAACAGGTTGAATTCGCTTCCATGCCGTCTGGCACCGGGGATGAATTGGCTTTTGCCATGTTCCTGCTGCGCCTTGTTTCCATGACCACGGATTTGCCGTTTGAAATCCTTACATCGGACTATAGCGGCCTGAACTACACCACCCTCAGAGTTGGCCGTAACGACTTCCGGCAGCAGATGAAGCCCGTCCAGCGCCGTGAAGTGTATCAGCTTACCAAGCCGGTTACCGAATCCGTAATCGAATCCGCCGTGCTCCATGGTCGAACCTCTCTGCCTGGTTACTGGAGCAACCCCTGGCACTACCGTCGCGGCGTATATATCCCGCCGGGATTGGAACCTCTTGATCCGCAGCGAGAATTCAAGGCCGCTGTGGAGGCGATTAAGGCCGGTCTCAAGTCCCCGCAACAGTGCATCCTCGATTGGGGTGGCGACCCAGAACAGGTTCTGGACGATATCGCGGCATGGAAAGTCCTCTGTGAGAATCGCGGTCTGAGTTTTGATCTTTCTTCCATATCTACGGCCAAAGCAAACAACCCAGCCGCATTGGATAATGAATCCCAAGGCAGTAAATCAAGGATGGTTGAATAATGGCGAAAGAAGTCAAAGGGCATGAAGAATTGCAGCACCGTTCTTTTTCTCTGCGCATGGACGATGCCAATCGTCCGGCAACCTTGGATGAGGAAAACAGAACAGTTGATGTTGTTGCCGCAACTGAGGCTCCGTGTCCGGTCTTGGACATGAAAACGTGGTCTGTTTGGCCGGAAATACTGCCGGTCACCAGAGCAATGATGCCTAACAAGACGCCGCTGCTCGACACACACAGGCGCCAGTCAACTGGTGACATCATTGGTTCGGCCATCAATTGGCGGGTCGAGCGTGATGAAATTTTATCCACATCACAATTCTCCAAACTCCAAAAAGCGGATGAGGCTTTTCAACTCGTCATCGAGGGACACCTCACGGACGTTTCCGTTGGATACCGGGTTCGCAAGTACCTGCGAATCGAGGAAGGGGAGCAGGGAGAAGTCGACGGTAAAACCTACGACGGTCCGGTGTTGGTGGCACTGGATTGGGAAATCAAGGAATTGAGTTTCTGCCCTATCGGGGCAGATACAGACGCCAAGGCGCGTGCCTTGGAGGGCCATAAACAACAGGAGGAATCCAACATGAATGCATGGCTGAAGAAGATGGCCGCCAAGTTGGGCCTGTCCGAGGACGCAACCGAGGATCAGGTCCGCGAGGCCGTGGAAAAGGAAATTGGCAAGCGTAAAGCTTCGGGTAAAGGGTTCGATGACCTGCTGGAGCCGGAAGAAAATCCGACTCGCTCCGGCGGCGGTGATGTCTCTATCGGCGTTGATGCTTTGCGGGGCATTGTCAGTGAAGAAGTGAATGCTCGACTGAATGCCGATGCCGACCGTGTTCGTGAAATCAATGAACTGTGCAAGCGGCACGGTTTGGAGAGCATGGCCGGTGACATGATTGCCGAAGGTCTGTCTGTAGCTGATGCCCAGCGCAAGGTTCTCGACTCCATCGCCAGTCGCGACCAGGGGGACTATCCGGGGTATTCCATTGTTCCCGGAGCTGATGCTACCGACAAATTGCGTTCCGCTGCTGTAGACGGATTGCTGTTCCGCGGAAATGTCAGCATTGACACGCCTGCTGATGGCTATGAGTCTTTCCGAGGCATGCGTATGGATATGCTTGCCATGGAATGCCTGCGTGCCGCAGGGCAGCCTATTACCGGAAGCTCCATGGAAATGATAGGTCGAGCGTTGACCTCTTCCGACCTTCCAACCATCCTTTCGGAAACCTCTCGCCGTGCAGTCCTGGCCGGGTTCGCTGAAGCTGAAGAGACATGGTTTGACTGGTGCTCCATCGGTTCTGTCAGCGATTTCAAGGCAAGCTCTCTCATCAGCGTCGGTCTGTTCGGCGATCTGGGGGAAGTCGGAGAAGATGGCGAAATCGATGCAGCATACATTGATGCCGTATCCGAATCCGTCAAGCTTGCAACATTCGCTCGCACGTTCCCTATCAGCCGTCAGGCCATCATTAACGACGACATCGGTGTATTGACCGATATCCCCTCCAACATGGGTGCAGCAGCAGCTCGCACGGTGGGTAACCTGCCTTACGCCGTACTCCTGGCCAATGCTGCCATGAGTGATGGTATCTCTTTGTTCCATGCAGACCATGGCAACCTCGCTGCAAGCGGATCCGATGTGTCCGTTGATTCCATCTCTGCGGGCGAAGACGCCATGGCAGACCAGAAGGATGTTGGCGGGGAGGCAACACTGGGTATTTCCCCGCGCTTCTTTATCTCTGGCACCAAAGGCCGCGCCAAGCGCGAACAGTTTTTCAAGACTGTGGAGATTGGAGGGAAAACCAATCAGCCGAATCTCGCCAACCCCTACGCCGGGGATGTTCTCACCCGTGTTTATGACCACCGCCTGAACGGTGCCAAGAATCAGTGGTTCCTGGCTGGCCGCAAGGGGGCAACGGTCAAGGTCGTGTTCCTCAACGGCGTGCAGACTCCACGGGTTGAGACCAAACAGGCCTGGAATCCTGAAGGCGTCATTCACAAGGTTGCCATTGACGCTGCTGCCGGACCTGCCAGCTGGCTCGCTCTCTACAAGAATCCTGGCCTGTAGCTCTGGTCCCTATCACGAAAACCATCAACCTCTCAGGAGGATAGAACAATGAAGACTTATATTCGCGAAGGTACCCGGATGCCGTTTACGAACTCCTCGGGTTCCTCGATCCCCGCCGGAACGCCCATTCTTGTTGATAGTGTCGTGGGTGTAGCCGTTTCGGAAATCAAAAATGGTGAAACCGGCTATCTCTCCATGACTGGTGTCCACAAGGTCCCCGTGGCTGCAGTCTCGGTTGACCAGGGGGCCAAGGCCTATTGGGACGACACCAATAAGGTCTTCACCAATGTGGATACCGGCAACACCTTGAATGGGTACTTCACTGCCGCCACCAGTGGCGGCTCCGGTGAGGTCGCCATCAATACCATGAACTAACGCACCTCCCTGAACCGTCCCTTGACGGCGGCTCGGATCCTTCCCGGTCCGGGCCGTCATCAAGGGGAAACGACAAGGACCGAACATGACCTTTACACCACTGGAAACCATGGGCATCGCCGCATTTTTTTCACTGGTTTCCGCCGTTGCCGTCCGACTCCTGTTTGCCCGGTCCTTTGTGACAAAGGTGCAGTGTACCAGCGAACGGGAAAAGCTCTGTCTCGAGCGGGAGCAGATCAAGGACATCCTTCAGCGCCTGCGTGAAGGGCAGCGGATCCAGTTCCGGATGCTGCGGGCGGTGATCGTGCATTCGGATATCCCGGCCACCAAGCAGGAGGAGATTCTCAATGAAAA